AAAATTGACGTTTCTAGTCGTTGTTAAGAAGGATATACACACTGATGACAACTCGCACATTAAAGCGCAAAACCCTTTCATGTACTGATCCTCTCTATGCGGCCCATGCGCTGGGTCATGAGTTTGGTGTTGATAAGTTAGCTAATACGCTGTTTCAACAACCTGGTGTTATGTACAACAAATTAAACCCAGAGAACGACAGCAATCATTTGTACTTGCGTGATGCTGTTCACCTCACCGAGATTGCTAATGATGACCGGATATTAAGTGCGTGGTGTAGCCAGCGTGGCGGGGTATTTGTAAAGCTACCAGAGGCCGTTAATTGCGATGAAGAGTTAAGTGATCAGCTGCTTAAAATTAGTGAGCAAATGGGGATGGCGTTAGCTGAAATTAGAGCATCACGGGCTGATGGCGTGATTACTCATGATGAATTTGAATCTATTGGGCGTGAGTTAAGCAATACCGTTCGTGAGGTGTTGTCACTAAAGGCTGTAGTAAGCAGTCAAGTGCGTGAATTGCCAATATCTAAACCAGCGACTACCGCAAAACTAAATACCGCGAAATTCAACAACGCCATTGATTCAGATGGTCCGGTCAAGGTGAGCGCATGAGTAATACTGTCGATGATGCCGCTAAAGAAGCCGATCTTCATTTTGCCGCTGCATTACAAGTGCGTAAGCCTGTATTGCCATTTAATGGATTTTGTCATTACTGCATTGAGCCTGTTGGGCCTAACAGTCACTTCTGTGATGCCGATTGCCGTCATGACCATGAACGATTAGTGATAAACGGGAAACTGCGATGACCAACTCAAATCACTTAACTGATAAGTATTCAACCGTAAGTTGGCTATTCGATCTTATTGGCGGGTGTGCTGGGCTGTTGATAGTCGGATTGGTGACTTCAATTGGTTTAGCATTTTATTTGAGCAAGGCATTCAGTTTTAGCAAGGAGAGTGATGATGAGTAAGGTAACTGGAGTTGATTGGCAGTTTGAACAATCTGAAATCCACACTGAATCGCCAGAAGAAAAAGAAGCATTTGACCGTATATCGCGTGAGCAGCAAATAGATGCAATAGCCGCGGTGGTGAGGACGTGCCCCACAACCAGTTCAACTGGTATTGCAGTTCTGTTAGTTGAGGCGGGATGTTCAATCGATTTATTAAGTATACAAAATAAGAAAGCCCACTAGAGCTGTGGAGGCCGTGGGCTTAATACCGGAGAGGTTTAATGATGTTACAAAAAACAGCTGATTGCGTCAATAGCGATGTGAATAGCAATGTTGTGCCGTTTAGGCCAGTTGCTGATAGTAATAATGAGTGTGAGCGGGGTGTCGTTGTGAAAGCAGACTTGGATGATGGTTATTTACGACTGTCTAACACGCTGGTGGACAAGCTCTGCATGACAAAATTGAGCGATAGAGAAAGCCGTGTATTGTTATCAGTGATACGCAGAACCTATGGCTTTGGTAAAGCGCTTGATTGGATATCATATAGTCAAATTGAAGAGATGACAGGCATTGATGCAAACAATATTTCTCGTATTGCTGGTGGCCTTTTAAAGCGTAATATTTTAATTAAAGAGGGCAAAAAGTTAGGCATTAATAACATTGTGTCAGAGTGGGAAGGTAAACCTGAACTCACTAAAAAGCCTAAACTCGCTAACATATCCGACCTGTCTAAACAGACAGTAAAACCTGTCAATTTGAACAATGGCAATGTCAGTTTAGACAGTAAAACCTGTCAATCTAGACCCCCACAAAAGAAAGACAATACTACAAAAGAAAGACAAAAAGATATTTGTGCTAAATCGTCGTTTAATGACTTTTTTAAAGCATACCCCATTCACCGCAAGGGTGGGTCTGATTCAGCTGCTTGGACTGCATGGAAATCTGAAAAACTAACTGATCAAGATTGTAAAACCGCCATTGAGTGGTTAGCCCAAGCAGCACAGCGGGACCCAAGCTGGCGCGTTAATGCTTCAGGTCAATTCGTACTCGGTGTTACTAAGTTTATTAGAACTAAAACATGGCTGACGCCACTTCCTCAAGTTGTTAATCGACAAGCTAACCCTTTGCACACTCCTGCACATAGTGTTGATCACAATCCATACGCTGATTTTGCTAACGATTTTAATACGGAGCTATGAACATGAATTCGATGCCTTCAGTGTCAACTGAGTTACACCGTTTATTAAAAAAAATGGGCTGCCCAGAAAATGTTAAACCATTTGATCGCGAGCTTATTGCTGCTGAGAAACGTCAGTCTGAGATTGCTTCTGCTGCTGCTCACCAGCAACGTGTCATTGAAAAGTTGATGGGTTCGAGTGGGTTGAATACTCACTTTTTAGAATGCACGTTTGATAATTATGTGATTGAAAATGATGAACAGCGCCGAGTCGTTGATATTGCCAAGCGTTATGTTGATAAGTTTGATGAGTTATTGGCAACCGGAAAAGGCTTTTTGTTTTTGGGTACGCCAGGCACGGGCAAAAATCATTTAGCCAGCGCGATGGCCAATGCGCTAATGCGCAAACGTTACTCTGTGGTGTTGATCAGCGTTATGGATTTGTTTGCCCGGTTGCGTATGTCTTACAGCGATAAATCGTTAACCGAGGAAAAGCTGATTGCTGAATTTATGAAACCCCAGCTACTGGTAATTGATGAGCTTGGCTTACAACGTGGTAGCGCCGATGAAGTGCTTTGGTTAACGCGGATTATCGATAAACGCTTATACGGTCGTAGACCAACAGGGTTTATTACCAACCTAAACCAAAAGGCGTTGCACGAGCTGCTCGGTGAACGTGGTTACCAACGTGTTCAAGATGCGGTGAGTGTTGCAGTGCCATTTAACTGGCCTAGTTACAGGGGGCGTAAAAAGAATGGCGCTTAAACAACTCAGCGAAAATTCCCCCGATTTTTACAGTGGGATTAAAGAAGTTAAATCGCCTACACCAAAAAAAGAACCGCATAGGTTAGAGCGCAAGGATTACCCGTTGTTTTGGAGTGGTGAGAAAAATGCCGAAGGCAAAACAGATATTGTTTGGATATTAAAGAAAATGCGGGTTATCCCCGCATCGATGAAGCATCAAGTTTCAGAAAAGTATGAGTCATTATTTTTAAGCGACAAAGTGAATGGTAGAAAATTAGCCAACACGTATTTACATGATATAGCCAATAAGTTCAGGGGTGTTTAGTTTATGAAAATAGGTATAGACCCTGATTTGACGAAAAGTGGTGTGGCCTTAGTGGTTAATGGAAAAATTGAATTTCTTAAGAGTCTTGGTTTTGGTGAATTGATTGCTTATGTGGTGGGTTTAGATAATCAGCAAGGCTTGGTGACGGTACTACTTGAGGATGTGGATAACAAAAAGCCTGTTTTCCCTAAGCGGCTCAAGCAGGCTAATAAGGGACAAAGCCCATTGTTGCAGTTTGTTGGCCACGCACCCAGCCAAAGCGGATCCGCGGCTAAAGTGAATATGAGCATTGCAGAAGACCTGGGCAAAGTGAAAGCCACTGCCAGATTAATAAAAGAACTGCTGGAAGATAATGGTGTAACGGTAAAGCTGGTTAAACCACTGCGTGGGCCTATAAAAGCAGCCAAAAAGAATAGTGCCTATTTTAATAAGATAACAGGTTGGACTGGGCGCAGTAATGAAGATACCCGTGATGCAGCATTGATTGCATTGTTTGGCTAGTTATCTGTTATTTCAACGCTAAAGCTTTTGCTTAATAAGGATTTTTAGATGGTATCAATTGAGCGATTATTTTGTTTGATTTCACCTAAGTCGCTCGATATCGCGGCCGTTATGGGTGGTTTTGGTGTGTTTAGTAAAGATGACGCAATAGGGGTTATTGCTATGATCCAAGGTAAATTTCCGATTGGTGCCAGAGTATTAGAAACCAGAGTTAATGATGATATCGATATGAAAAACACTCTGATTTCAGCATTGTCAGCAAGGTTTGTTACTGAAAACTTAAAGCCAAAAGCGGCTAATGCCTTGGCGTTGATGGTTATTGCTGAAGTATGTAATTCAAGAACCTGTAAAGCGTGTAATGGCACTGGGTACCGATTACCTCGTCGTTATGATGCATACAGTGGCTGCCCTAATTGTGCTGGCACCGGTGTGAGATTAAACACGACAAATAATCTAGCCGGTACGTTTTCGTCAATGGTGAATGTTTTGGTTACCCAGGAGCAATTTAGCAAAGTGTTTTATGATCTATATATGGATGCTGTTGATGATTTGTATAACCAAGTGAATGCCGCTGAGCGCTATGGGTACCAAATACTGAACATTATTAAAAATGAGCATTTTGGAGTCGCTAGTAATGATTAATACTGTTAAGGACCTTGTTGTTCGACTTAACGTAGAGGCTGAGCAGCTTGAGTCTATTGGCTGTCATGAGGCTGCTTGTGGGGTGCATTCATCGATTAGAGTTATTCAGGATGAGCTTGATGATCATAGCGCTATTGGCAATGCCGATAGCCATAGAATTGAACCATTAGAGCGATTAAATACTAGATTAACCAACGCTCTTGCTCGTCAGTCAATAGCCATGCAACGGTTTGATAATTACTGCAAAGAGGGCGTTTTATCTACATCACAATTTCACCAACTGGTGCAAAGTAATAAAGCCATTAAAACAAAAATAAGGCTTTTACCACGTTGCCCGGTATGTAATGGGGCGGGTAATACTAAGCCGCTGTTTTATGTTTATAAATGTGACTCTTGCGGCGGTACCGGTATTAATTTAGCCAATACCACAGAGCTAGTACACTTACAGCAAGCCATTATTCATGGGGAGTTCGATTTGATTGAAAAGCTAGTTGCTGCGCTGTTTAAATGTGGATTAGCCGATGCAGATAGAGCTGCTATATCCATTGCAAACTTTTACGACAATAGTGCCAATAACCTAAGGTTAGATTGATGACAGTTGCCACGATCCAATTTACCGACTCAGCAATAAAACGGGCGCTGGCTGATAAGTCTGTCACTGAATTAAGGGATCCTCGCTTTCCGCTTAGGCTTCGTTTATCTCGTTTGCATAATCGAGGCAGCTGGCACTTAGTGACGTATAAAGATGGTAAGGACAGGTGGGAGAAGGTTGCGAGTTGGCCGCTTGTTGGTGCCAAAGTGATACTGGATGGATTGCCATCAATGAGTATTCAGCATAGACAGGAAAATAATGTAAAAGTAAATAACTGGCTCAGTTGTAGCGGTTTGTTGCAGTGGTATTTAACTCGATCGCAATCTGATACCAGCTTGTCTATTAAACGAAAGCGTAATATCAAATGCGCTATTAGTAAGCATTTATTACCTGTGCTTGGCGATGTACTGTTAAGTGAGTTAAACCACCATAAAGTTGATGAGCTATTAATCTGGCCACTGCAGTCGCGGTACGCTATCGGCAGCGTTCGTCAGTACTACGCAATTTTACGTAAGGCATTTAAGCAGGCGACGGTACTTAAGCTGATAAGTGATGATCCATTATCATCATTGAGTTTTACTGATTTTATCTCAACCCCAATAGCAACTAAACCACCTAAGTTACAGGCGACTGATTTATTGCCGCTGCTGACTAACATTGGCAATGCTAAAGACGACGCTGCAGTGCTGATATTTACCATGTTGGCCTATGGTACTCGTATTGGTGAAACCAGGTTATTAAAGTGGGCGTATTACGATGAGGCAAATACCAAACTGGTTATCCCAGCAGATATTACTAAGACTCAAGCCCAGTTAACTATCCCTATTACTCCTTTGATGGCTACTGTATTGAATTGGCATAAGCGTAATCAATTAGCTGATGGGTATCGCGGTGTGTATTTGTTTCCCCATAAATATCGTGCCGGCGGGTTGGATGAACGTTCGGCTAATAGCATGGTAAAACAAGTTAGTAATGGTGAATGGACCGCTCATGATTTACGTAAGCTTGCCAGGTCGTGTTGGGCTGACCTAGGCATAGATTATATGGTAGCTGAGCAGATGTTAAATCATTCTATGACCAAGTTAGACCAAGCCTATATTCACACCTACTTAGCCGACCAGAAGAGGGCCGCTATTGAGCTCTGGCATAGTCATTTAATGGAAGTATTTAATCCTTTCGCTTGTCGATTCAATCAAGACAGTACCGAGACAGGAAACAATTTATAAACAGTCTAAACTCAATCTGGGCGGTAGTTACAGGTGAGTTTATGCATCTTCACAAAGGGAAGATATTTAATGAATAATAAACCATATTTTTTGTTTGGTGACATAGAGACTGGCGGCTTAAATGGTCGCTTGGATAATGGTCAGTTAGGGATGGAATATTATCCTATTTTTGAATTAGCACTTGTTGTTACCGATAGGGACCTCAACCAGGTAGGTAGCGCTCTAAGAGTAGTTGTTCATCAAAGTGAAGACATGATCAATCGTTCGCATCAATGGGCCATAGATACACATACCAAAAGCAGCTTGCTTGATGAGGTTAGATCAGGAGCTTTTTCATTGGCAGAATGTGAGCAGCAGATATTAGATCACTTAAAAGATTTGGGTATCGAGCCCTATAACCCAGAAACAAAAGAGGGCGTTATTTTCGCCGGCAACTCAATCATGTTCGACCGTTCGTACATCTTATGCCAAATGCCACGCTTACATGAATTCTTGCATTATCGTCAGTTGGACATTTCTGCTATCGCATTAGCGGCAAGAGCATGGGCGCCTGAACTGGAGAAGAAAGCGGTAGGCATGAAGCAGTACAAGCATGAAGCACTGGCTGATATTCGAGAATCGATTGCAGAGCTTAAGTATTATAAGGATGTGCTATTTGGTAGCAAAGAGTAAATGATAGCGACATACATAGCAGGCCCTATTAGCGGTAATATTGATATCAACAAGCAGGCGTTCTTTAGGGCTGCTGAGCAATTACAATCAATTGATCGCGTGGTGCTGCATTCTGCTAGCTTACCCACTGGGCTAACCGAGCCTCAGTATATGGATATCTGTTATGCCATGATCCGCGCCTGCAATGAGATAGTGATGTTACCAGGTTGGCGTAAATCAGCCGGTGCTATTGCTGAGTATTACTATGCTAAGAAGATAGGGCTTAAGATCATTGATGCCTCTAATAGCCAAATTAGAGTAAGTCTGATAAGTTAGTGAAACTTAATGGATTAAATGAAATTTCCTTTTTGGGATGTTTCATATCATGGAGATGCGAATGAATCTGTATGGGTCGTATAGGTCACTAGTTGGCAATTCTATTAGTGCGATGCTTTCAGGCATAGAAATTTACAATAAGCCGAGAATTGAATACCGGAATGAGTGTTTTGTTATTTTGTTATTAAATTCATGGGAGCTCTTATTTAAAGCAATATGCTCAAAAAATAAGATTAGAATATTTGAACCTAAGAAAAGAGATCAAGCTTATAAAACATTACCACTTTGGACCGCTTTTGAAAGGTCTAAGTCATTCTTTCCTATTGGTATTCATCCTAGTGCTATATCCGAAAATATCGGGAGATTGGTAGATTATAGAAACAATGCAGTGCACTTTTATAATGAGGAAAGTTTGGGGGTAATAATTTATGCCCTTTCCCAAACGTCAATTGTTAACTATAAAGATATTGTACTAGGCATATTCGGAAAAGATATTTCATCTGAGATCAATATTGCATTACTTCCTCTTAGTTTCACCAGCCCGCCAGACCCGATTAAATTTTTAGGCTCTCCAACTAAGCATCCTGCACCAGTATCAGAATTTCTAAAAATAATATCTGACACCACAAATAAGCTTGAAAAAGATGGTGTTGATACTGCGAGATTCTTAACTGTGTTTGAGGTCAGTTTGCAATCAACAAAAAAGATAACGTCAGCAGATATAGTCGCAGGTGTGAACAACTCACCAGATTCAGGTGTTTTGCTAATTTCAAAGAAGGTAGACCCGAATATAAGTCACCCACTAACCCAAAAGAGCTTACTTATTAAAGTAGGAAAGCATATAGATGGAGAAAACTTCAATTCAAGAACAATTCAAGCTCTGCTATGGAAGCATGAGCTAAGAATAGACGATCGTTATTGTTGGAGGAACGACAATACCAATACATATCAATACTCATATGAACTAGTTTCTTGGTGCAAAAACTTGAAGCGGGACATTGTCAAAAAAGCAAGGGATGAATATTCAAGATATCAAAAGCTTAATAAGAGGAGTTAATACAGGCCGTGGAATTGACCACCTAAAGTTATCTACGAGGTAATAATATCACCTCTATTTAGGTGGCCAAAATAAATATGCCACTACAGCTCAAGATTTTGGATACTATTGAGTATTTAAATGGTGAAATATATGTCATAGGTTAACCAAGGATCTGGCTGTGAAATCAGTTAGGTGATAAGTTGTTTTAATATCACTTGAATAGCGAGGCTAGTATGGTTTTCAGAAGTTTACAAGAAAAGAAGTGGGCAAAATTTTTCGATCTAATAGGGGTTCAATACATCCACAACCCACCTCATGTGAAAATTGATGATGACTTTTATTACTCACCATCATTTTATTTGCCAAAGATAGACATTAGTTTTATTCCTAGTCCAGAAAGCCAGCAAGGGGTGTATTTTGATGTGGTCACTGATGATGATTACATGAACTCAGGCTTTGCTGCAAAGTTTCCAATGCCAATTCTTACAGGTAATTTGTTGCCAGTATCACTAAGTGACAATACGGAATCTCTTAGCTCAGAGCAGTTGATCAATGGCCGATATAGTTTTATGACGCTATTTGAGTATGTAGTAGTCGCTGAAACTCACTATCACACGTTTAAGCAAGAGCGATGGAATGAACAAACTCAGAGTTTCGACAAAGATCGAATGATGATACCGTTCAGCGAAGCTCAAGCTGCTAGTGAAATATTATAATGAATGTGTCCACATGTTTTTGATACATAGAATTTGAAAACTGTTTAGCTATTCAAGGGTAGAGAATTGTGCAAAACATAGAGCTATTTAACTTAGCAGCTAAAGAAATACTTGGTATGTGCTACGAGTCTTTCCCAAACAGAGTGAGTTTCAAGGATATTGGGATAACAGAAAAGGTATTACAATATTACGACCTATCCGAGTTTGAGGGCAGGGAGCATGATGTAGGAAAAGTATGCCTATCAACAGCAAAATGGTTGAGGCAAGCAAATTACATATGGGTTGAGCGCGAGATCGGCAATGAGTTTAACTCTGTTACATTAACTCCTAAAGCATTTGAATTGCTAAATCTCATGCCTCAATCATTGATAGCTCAAGAGTCAATAGGAAGCATGTTGATGAATGGAGCAATGAAAACAAGTAAAGCTGGTGCATTAGCAGCAGTTAGAGTTATGTTATCTGAAGGGGTTAAAATGATGAGTTAAAACCTACTCTGCATATTTACAGCCAATATTAAATACTGCAAGTAGCAATGCTAAATATTTTAAAATCAAAGGAGTGAACCTATGCCAGTTAAGATTAATATGAAAGGACTAGACAGGCTAAGAAAAAATTTAGAGAGTTTAGATGGGACGCATAAGGTTGAATTAAAAGAAATTATGACACCTGAATTTATATCAGGATGTTCTACTTTTTCTGGATTAGACCAACTATTTAATGCTAGCGAGTTTAAGGTTGAAAATGCCGAAGATTTTAAAGCAATCCCAGATAATGAATGGGAAGCATTTATTATTAATAATACAACTTTTGAATCGTGGGCTGCCATGCAAAAAGCTGCTTTAGATAAGTTTATGAAGTCAAAAATAGAAGAAGGGTTAAAAAAGTAGGTTCATGAACATCTATCGACCCAGCATAATATTTCTATCGTGCTAAACAATGCGGATTAAAGCATCTAAAGCCACCTTAATGGTGGTTGTTGTGTTTTTCAATGCTGGAGTTAGTAGCAGGATTTGATGCGGATGGGGAAACTATGATAAGGCCCAGGTAACTAGACACTTTCTAATGTCCTAAAATAACGATTTTCATATTACCTGGATGGCGTTATTCTGATGGCGTTACAGCAGGGTATTATTATGCGAAGAAGATTAGTGTGGTGACAAGATATGTGGATTAAAAAATTTTTATCTCGTGGTGTTCAACCGTAGTTAAACACCAAATTCTAGGCTAGTTGTAACAAATTAATCTCCAAAACCAAGTAATACTCCACCACCAGACATAGAGTTTTTTGAAAATGAACCACCACCAACATCCATGCTCTTTGAATTGCCAAATAGGTTTATGCCAATAGGTCGCAAATCCAAGATGTCCACAATAGCTTCGCTTTTAGATGTTTCTCTAACTTGTAATACTTTTACGCCTTCAATTGTTATTATCAGAGATTTATTAGCCTCTTTAACCTCTACAGCGGAAAATTTTGAGATTGAGTTTTCTACGATAGAAACGAATTCTTTTTTGTCTACTTCACTTATCGCTTGTAGCCATATTTGTGGTTTATGACCACGCCCTATAATTAAAGGTAGAACTCCGGCTATCTCAACGACATGCCCACCGCCAATCAAAAGATTACTACAAACTGTAAGCTTGTGGTAAGGCTTATATGATGCAGGAAGATTATCTCTTGTAAACGTCATTCATTATCTCGCTTTACTACTTGGCGCTGTTTTGGCGCGCTTTTGAAATGATTTTGAATTGTTGTCATTGTAATTCGTCTATCGTTTGGAAGAGCTAAACCAATTAAATATAAAGATATTGAGATTGTTACACCACAACCGAACGCAATATATTCACCAAAATAAACTTGCTGCGAAACACCTGCAAATTGAGATGCTGCCTTAGCCAGTAAATTTAACCCAAAGCCTATCGTCGTGAGGAGAATGCTATTAGCCCAGTTGAATGTAATTGGCTTACCATTCTTAATGTGCTCGAATTCGACAGCATTTAACATGTAATCGGCTTGCCAAGTTCCAATAGCTACTCCAGACAATAACCCGTGAACGGGTATCGTTTCTGTAATCAGCTGATTCTCTATTCGATTACTCATTTTAGTTCCATTAATATTTCTTCAGTTTATCTTTAAGCGATAACAGTTTATGAGTCTTCATTTTTCTATTAGATTAAAACCTAATAATTGTCTCTAGGCTACAACTAATTAACCCCAAGACAATCCCAAGACAGGATTTTATTGAATAACAGCGGAAACCTCAGGTTATAGGGGCTTTAGAGTTAGTTGGTGAATCTTCCAAACAGGAAGATATTAAACCGCTAAATGTCTTGGGCGAATTGCTATCATGATTTAGTCTAGTTCATCAAATGAACTGAAGTAGAGATGATTATGGATCCCAGCAAGTTAATAAAACTACGTGAATTACTTTGTGAAGTGGCGAACTCGTCAAGTAAGAAGCAAGCGTCAATACCGTCAAAGAGTTTAGATTTTATGGTGTCCAATATTATTGGCTCGCTTAATGGTTATACAGCCGGCAAGCTGAGAGAAGCAGTAAGCTATGCAAAGAGTGCTTCTGGCATTTCACCAAACAAGCAATCTAACATTTATAGTATGAATAACTCTTGGTATGTATTTGAAAGTGATGTTGAACATGGTAATGCTGGCAAGAACCCTCCAAAGGTATAGGCTAATCACTTAAGTGATAAGTAATTATATTTAATTTGTTGATGCATATATTTGTCTATTAAATGTTTGAATTATTATTGCGTCCACTTAATGTTTCGTCTATGATATTCCCATGCTGTGAAAACTACGCTTATATCAAGCCACCAATAAGGTGGTTTTTTGCTTTCTACAGTTCACCAATCACCGCAGTCAGTGAAAAGAAGTCGCTCTTTCTTTAATGGATAACGACATGACGCAGTTCGAGTTCGCGCCTCGTTAATGAATCAGTTAGCGATTAACTACTAAATACTTTCAAGCCTCAGCATTTGCTGGGGCTTTTTGTTTTGGGTGATAAAAATGAATAAAGTCCTAATGAGTGTTGATAATCCTAACGGGTTCAAGCTTGAAGAACTATTGAAGCAATTACAGATTGAAGTTGAAGAAAAGACTGCACGTGTAGCTAATGACACGAGCGAGTTAGCTGAGTTGGTAAAGGATCATAACCGTGCAATTGTTTTGCTTCTATCTAATGCAGAGCGGTTACAGCGGACTAGCTTCAAGCTAATGGCAGCAAAGTCTCCTGATACTGGCCCATCTGGAACGCCAAGGATTGGTAAGTAATGAGCATGCGCAACAGAATGGGAGTTGCTGGGCTTAGTCTTTCAGCAGCTGCATTTATTACTCTTGTTGTGTCAGAAGGTTTCTCACCGACTGCGACAGTACCTGTTAAAGGCGATCGACCTACTGTTGGCTTTGGTTCTACTTATCATCCAGATGGAAGCCAAGTGAAACTGGGTGAAACCATTACACCAGTCAGAGCGTTGCAGACAGCTCAGTCTCACATATCAGTTGATGAACAACGATTTCGGAATAGCTTATCTGGTGTTGAATTAACACAGGGTGAATATGATTTGTATATCGATTGGGTGTATCAATACGGCATTGGGCGATGGATAGCATCGCCCATGCGAACTCATTTACACGATGGTGAATACATTCAGGCATGTGATGCTTTATTGCTTCCACAGTATCGAACTGTTGCTGGTTATGACTGTTCAACTCCTGGCAACAAAAGATGTTATGGCGTTTGGACTCGAGCACAAGACCGACATCAACGATGCATTGATTCACAAAGATAGCTATTACCCGATCAACATCCAGCTCAACGCAATAGCAATCGATTACAGAAGAGTTTTAAATCTTGATATCAGATGACAAACCTTTAATTAAAACACATGAAATCAACGCCTGCGTCTTTCTTGCGGCACTGTGGTGGAGGGGTGGGGCGGGTCTAAACCTGTAGCACGCCAGTCCCCTGACCTTTCGGTTACCTTCGCGCGCAAAACCGCGAAATGGGACCTTTTTTATGGCGTAAGGAGATGATCAGAATGTTCAGCACATTAAAGAATAAAATCATTACGTTAGTTATCAGCTTACTGATTGTCTTAACCATCGGTTTAGTGGCTATTATTAAAGTAAATCAGGGGCAAATAGCGCTACTAAATAGCGATCTTTCTACTTCAGAGCAAAACCGGAAAGACTTAGAAATGAATTTAACTTCTATTACAAATGAGTTGGAAGTCGCTGAATTAGATAAGATTAAGTTGCGAGAAAGTTTGACATTGCTGGCTAAGACATTTGGCGAACGCGAGTTAAATCGAGCTGAAATAAAAACGGATTTTGCCGTCAGCAATAAAAAGCTGCTACAGATTTTTGACGGGACAACTGATGAAAAAACGATTTCTTGGGGTGCTGCTAATATCCCAAATGATATTAGTCGGGTGCTCGAGCATTCCGCCAAATGTGCGAACCGTTACCGTAACAAAGACAGTCTATGTGTTCCCTCCAGCAGAACTGATAAGCAAATGTTTGGTTCCGGAGTACTCCAGCCAAACAAACCAAGAACTTTCTAATTACACCAACTCACTAATTGAAGTTATATCACTCTGTGACCTTGATTGGGTCACGTTAGATAACTGGATCCGTGATCAGAAATCAAAGCTGTCTACCGAGTGATCGGAGGCGAAAATATGATTAATAAAACTATGACGACGCCAATTATGGATAAAACTGTTCAAACTGGAAGCTATATTGCTTCTATTTCGACTGCGATAGGCGGTTTCTTATCGTTAAGTAATATTGCGCTATTGCTCGGTATTGCATCAACAATAGCCCTCTTTATTGTTCAATATCGCCGCACTCAGTCATTAGAGATGCGCGATCTTGAATATCATAAGGCTAGAATGGCAGCGTTAAAGGTTGCACAAAAATCAGGTTGTAGCGATGAGTAAAATAGATGCTTTGATAGGTGCGTTAAAAGCCCAAACGGAAGCGCTTAACCAACAAACAATTGCTATCAGTCAGCTAGTCAATAGCAATTTAGACATAGTTGATCGTCTGATGGCTGCTGATCCGGAGGAAACCACTGAATCCGTCTATTTAGATGAGCCAGATGAACTATGAATAAAGACATCAGCTGGCGCGCCAACAAACGTAAAACGGCAGAGCGTGGATATGGTGGCAAATGGCAAAAGGCCAGAGAAACATTTTTAAAGCGCAATCCACTTTGTTGTTTCTGTGAACAGGAAGGCAAAATTATAGCGGCATCCGTTGTTGACCATATTAAACCGCATCAAGGAAATCAAGCGCTGTTTTGGGATACCGCGAACTGGCAACCCCTATGCAAACCTTGTCACGACAGCACCAAGAAAATAATGGAGAACCGAGGCGTTAGACTAGGCGCTGATGAAAACGGCAAACCAACAGATCCTAATCATCATTGGAATAAATAAGCGAGGTTAAAGTGGCGGCCGGCAGAAAACCTACTCCCACCGCGCTCAAGTTAGTCACTGGTAACCCAGGCAAACGTGCACTTAATAAAAAAGAGCCTAAATTAGCGCCTGGTGTTCCTAGAATGCCATCTCATTTAAGCCCCCGCGCAAAAGCTGCTTGGAAAAAGCTGACCAAACTACTTAAAGATATGGGCGTTCTTACCTTAGCCGATGGTATGGCACTTGAGCGTTTATGTGATGTCTACGCCGAAATTCTTGAATTAAGGGATGAAATCAAGAAAAACGGCAGAACATATCAAAGCGTAAAAATCATTGGTGAAAACGTCGATGAAGAAACTAAAGAGTTTACCCAAGTCGAGCAAATGTTAATGAAAGCAAATCCTGCAGTACAAATGCTAGCAGATGCCGATCGGCGCTTTAAAGGCTATCTCGTTGAATTTGGATTAACCCCTTCCGCAAGAAGCAAAGTACAGGTAACTGATGGTAGTAAGAAAAAAGAAGAAATCGACGAGTTCTTCGGATAAACATCAAGACCATGTTACACGCTGGGCAAAGGAAGTGGTATCAGGTGAGTTTTTAGCGGGACCAGACATTCGCAACGCCTGCAAACGGCACCTAAAAGATTTAGAAACAGGCCACGAACGTGGTCTTTATTTTGACTTAGAAGCAGCAAATCGTGCGATATCATTCTTCCCAAAAGTATTACGATTAAGTGGTGGTGACCACGAAGGGAAACCGTTTCAGCTGCTCGACTGGCAAGTATTTATCGTTGGATCATTGTTTGGCTGGAAAGCTGAAGACCATACACGTCGTTTCCGTATGTGTTATGTCGAAAGTGGCAAAGGATCAGGTAAGTCTCCACTTGCAGCAGGTATTGGGTTATATGGATTAGTAGCTGATAACGAAGCATCTGCAGAAGTGTATGCATCCGCTACGAAAAAAGACCAGGCAATGATTTTGTTCCGCGATGCGGTTTCAATGGTCAATCAATCACCTAAATTAAGCTCAAGACTTAAAAAGTCAGGTACTGGGCAAAGCGTTTGGAACCTAGCGTATATCGCTAAAAACTCTTTTTTTAGACCGATTAGTTCAGATAACGGTCAATCTGGTCCGCGGCCACACATGGCCCTGATTGACGAAGTGCACGAACACAAAAATAACAACGTTGTAGAAATGATGCGAGCCGGTACCAAAGGCCGCAAACAAGCGTTGATTTTCATGATCACCAACTCAGGCCACGACCGCACCAGCGTTTGTTACTCATATCATGAATACGGTAAATCAATTTGTGCCGGTACCAAAGAAGATGATTCTTTCTTCGCTTTTATCTGCTCGTTAGATGAAGGCGACGACCCCATAAATGATGAGAGCTGTTGGCCAAAGGCTAACCCATCACTTGGGCATACATTCAATCATAAATACTTGAGAGAGCAAGTTACTCAAGCTAAAGGTATGCCAGCCAAAGAAAGTATTGTTCGCCGGCTTAACTTTTGTCAGTGGGTTGATTCTGCATCACCTTGGTTATCGTCAGATACGTGGACAGACTGCGAAGATGACATCGATATTAACGAGCTCATCGGTGAAGAGTGTTACGGCGGCTTAGATTTATCGGGTACCAGGGATTTAACCGCCCTAGGGCTTTATTTTCCACGGGTTAAAACCTTGCTAGTAGAGTTTTGGACACCAAAAGATACGCTTTTAGACCGCGAACGTACCGACAACGTGCCGTATTCATTATGGGAAAAACAAGGTTTTATCCATGCGCCACCAGGTCATGCAGTAGATTACAGCTTTGTTGCTGAGCGAATAGCCGATTTATCCGCACAGTTCGACATTAAATGCATTGGTTTCGACCAATACCGCATTAATTACCTCGAGCCTGTATTGGTTGAAGCAAACGTCTATATCCCACTGGTTAAACACGGGCAAGGTTACTACAAAGCATCTGAATCAAACCTGTGGATGCCGCGGTCAATCGAGCTATTTGAAAAGCTGATCACCGATAAAGAAATCAAAATAAAAATCAATCCGTGTCTTAGGTGGAATGCAGCAAGCGCAGTGCTTGAAGCGGATGCCAAAGACAATCGAATATTCACCAAGAAAAAATCAACCGGTCGCATCGATGGTGTGGTTGCCGCTGCAATGGCTGTGGGAACCGCTTTAGAGTCTGAAGGCATTGATGACGATGAAGATTGGTTAGAAGCAATACGGGACCCAATTTACTAATGACCTTACCACTCGCACTATTCATTTTATTGGCGCTTTCAGGTTCATTACTGGCCGTTGCTGGCGTTTACATATTATTCGGCCTTGGCTGGTCGTTAGTTGCGGCCTCGGTATTTTCATTTGCTGGCGCTTCATTTTTACGTAAAGGAATGACAGCGTGAAACCATCAAATTCACTAACAAGTATTATAGCCAAGGCCGCGAACCAGCCGTTTGCATCAATAGGCGGCTTTATGGGAACAACATTGCGCCTAACAGATGGTGACTTTTGGTCACAGTTAATGGCCACATCAAAAAGCGGTAAAACAGTTAATGTTAATACCGCAATGCAGCTTGCTGCTGTGTGGGCATGCGTTAGACGTATATCAGAAACCGTTGCCATGTTGCCGCTGGGCTTGTACGAACGCCAAAAAGACGGTGGGCGGATCCAAGTTCAAAGTAGCTTATCTAATGTGCTAAGCCATCGCCCCAATGCCGACATGACATCAATGCAGTTTTGGGAAGCGGTTTTAGCGTCACTGCTATTGAAAGGTAATGCCTTTATCGAAATACATCGTTCAGGTAGCGACATTATTGCCCTCGACTTTTTAATGCCCAATCGAGTAGATGTTGATTTAGCCGATAACGGCAGTTTGATTTACTGGTATACGCCCCGCAAAGGCAAAAAGCGTCAAATTCTTAAACAAAACATGATGCACATTCCAGCATTCTCGCTAGATGGACTAATGGGTTTATCCACTATTTCATACGGGGCCAATGTATTTGGTGGTGCAATGTCTGCCGAAGATGTTAGCGCCAACACCTTTAAAAACGGCATGACTAAAACCGTCGCCTTTAAAGTGGACCGAGTATTAAAACCAGAACAACGAGCTGAATTCCGCGAGTATGTCAAAACTATTACTGGCGCCATGAACGCGGGTAAATCCCCAGTATTAGAGCAAGGCATCACGCCAGAGCTCATCGGCATAAACCCAAAGGATGCTCAATTACTTGAATCGCGAAATCACAGCGTAGAAGAAATCTGTCGCTGGTTTTTGGTAGACCCGTCACTGATTGGGTATGGGGGGAAAGACAGTAATTGGGGCACAGGGTTAGAACAAAAGATGATCGGCTTTGTCACCCTGACACTATCGTCGTGGATACGCCGCATAGAACAATCAATTTACATCAACTTGCTCACTCCTGCGCAGCGCCAAAACCAATATGCCCAATACAACCTTGAAGCACTGCTTCGTGGTGATAGCGGATCGCGTGCTGAGTTCTACAGCAAAATGACCCAAAA